CTCTGCTCACGCCGTTTCGTAGCCACCAGATAAGCCCATCCTCATCGTCAATACCGGGGACATTCCATCCGCCAGCCTTTGCCTTGAGGTAGATAGAAAGCATGGCAAAGCCAGTAGCTATACCGGCACCCGTGATGAATGCAGCATCGGGACGCTGAAGCGCGGGGATCGTGGTCTGCATCGTAGATGCAAAGGCGAATGCCTTGTACTGAAGGACAAAGCGACCCATGTCTCGGCTCATAAAGAGGGGGCGATCACCCACACCTGGGGTGTTGATCATCGAGTCGATCCCTGAGCGGAGTGCAGATCGGAACTTCTGACGAGCGCCGCTGTCATTCCATGTCTCAGTCTCAAGGATACGAAGCCTGCTCTCGACTGGCTTGTCCTTCACCTGGTTCCAGATACGGAAGGCATCGCTGCCACCGTCAGTAGCTCGAGCCTCACTCGAGATGCCAGCTCGAGCCAACTCCTCAATAGCTTCTTGGATCTCTACCTCGCTGGCCTCTAGTCCATCCCACTTCCTACCAGTCGCAACGATCTGTGTATAGTCGATGATACGCTGAGCGATCATGACCCCAGACCACTGTTTCAAGTGCTGGTTCCATGCTGATAGTCCATTGATGATGGACATCTCATCGGAGGCAGTGGCAAGCATCCTCTCGAAACGGTTGACACCATAGCCACCACCCAGGTCGTATAGATCCAGGGTGCGCCTGTTCGTCCACCAGTCTGCTGCTGTCCCTGCAAGCTCAGCCTCACGGGCGTTGAGCTTCACAGTATCCCAGTCGCGGAAGAGGGTGCGTATCCCCGTGCCGTAGACCCGACTCAGACCCATGACCATGGCAGGCCGGACCAGGTCCGGGATACTCGAGAGCATGAAGGTGCCACCATCCGTCAGGTAGTTGTGCCTTCTAAGTGCCATGGCACCCCGACGCACCAGGCCATGCGGATCCTTCGGTATGGCGTATGTGTGACGAAGCAGATCGACTGAGGCTTCCAGGTCCCTTCGGTCAGACTCCATTTGTCGCATGAGCTTTCGTCGCTCGATGGAGCCAGGAGGCAGGGCGTCCACACGAGCCTGCATCTGGGAGAATGTCGAGTTGAGTAGCCTGCGGAGGCTGGGGTCAGGCTTCCAATACTGGCTCCTCTTTGCTGTGGACGGTGCCAGTCGCATGTCCAAGCGAGCAAGCTCGATATCAGCAGGGGTACTTCGGAACCAGTATTTGAGGATGACGTCGATGTCATTCTCCAGGAAGCCTGCATCTCCCCACATCTTGTCGTCGCCAGGCACCTTGCGGGCTTCTCCGGCCCTCGTCCTTCGCTGGTTGAATACGAGCGGATCAAGCCTGCCCTCTGGCCCAGCGAGGATGGCCTCGTGCATACCCTCTGCGATCTCAGTTGCATCTATGTCGGTATGGCCCTGGTCTACAAGCTCCTTCTTTACGATGGCAAGCCATTCATCCCGGTCGTCTACCAACTTCTGAATGTTCCAGACTCGGGTCACGTAGCTGTTGTTGTAGACCTCAGCCATCTCGAGGGGCAACATTCTGACAGACACCATGGCTCTTCGTGCTGGATCAAAGAGCTCTCGACGTATCATTTGAGCTGCCTTCGTTACCTCCTCGATAGGAACCTCACCTGCGTAGGGGGTATCGCGATCCCCGTTTCTCAAGGCACGAGTGACTCGCTCATAGAAGTGCTTGGGCGTTAGCCCCTTGCCCTTTCCTTTTGCGCGCTCCTTCAGGGCTGTGATGCGGGAAGCAGTGAGTGAGGGCGCATCGGTAGTGGGCTTTCCATTCAGCTTCTCGACCGCATTGACGTAGAGGTTGGGAAGTTCCTGGAGGATCTTGATCTCTTTGTTTCTCCAGTTGACATGGATGGCGCTCTCAACGCTGTCGATCTTGGGCTTGCCATCTGCGTACTCTTTCATCCATATAGGCCCGTAGTCCAAGAGCATCTGCCCGATCGTCCTGCTCTCATCGAAGTCAGACAGAAGAAGCCTGAGCTTGGGGTTGTGTCTCAATATGCGCTGAAGCTGCTGCTCATCTACCCCAAGTATGCTTTGCATGTGATGGCCGTAGGCACCGCCGGGTCCTAGTACGTCATATGGCTGGTGCCCTCTGCCAGTCGGGGGCTTGCGGGGTGGCGTTCGTGCATGGGTACCCTTTACGGGCGGTCGATCCCCCGGCTCTACCCCACCGTAGAGATCATCGTCCATCTCAGATCCATCACGGGCAGAGACTAGATCTTCGGGAGTCCGAGGAGTGGGATGCGGGCTATCTGCCGTATGGCTTGCATGACCCATGTTGCCCGCTTCCCAGGCATCGAGCTTCTCAACAGTCTTGGGACCCACCCCCTCTACATGCTTTTGGAGGTCAGCAAAGCTGGTGATCTGCTGCTTTGTTTCTTCGGGCAGTGCTGCAATGCGAGCCATCACTGCCTTGTTGAGGATCATTTTTCCGTTGGCGTCAACTAGCCCCTTCAACGGTTTCCCGTCTTCGATGCTCTTCATGTAGCTTGGGCTGAGCAGGAAGTTGATGAGCCGGAAGCCCTCGGCAGGGCGCTCTAGGTTGGCGTGGTCAGGTGCAGCACCCGTGCTTCGGATGCCTATGCCATCTCCGGGCGAACCTGTCATGCCACTCGCATACTTTCTTGCCACCTCTGGGCTTGTGCCCCATACAGCCTGTATGCCTATGACCGCTTCGTCGATGTCAACCTGGTCGTAGAACCCTTCAGGTATTCCATCCATTGCCTCTGGATCGTTGGGGTCCTTCCATGTATTGACGTTGGCATCTTCTCCATCTTCTAGCCGCGCGATGATGTCGTGCCCCTGAGACTCCGCTTCCCACTTGAGCGCGACGTCCGCATCTGAGAGCTCTCGGTCTGGAGTCATGAGAAGCTCAACTATTCTTTCGTTAGTAACCGTAGGCGTCGGCTCTCCCTCGGGTACAGGGTCGTAGACCTTCTTCACAACCTTGATGGGCTTGCCATCACGGGGATCTTGGATCTCTACTGTTTCTTCCCGGTAACTGGTTTCAGTTGCGGGTACTACCCCTTCAGGCTCGACCTCGCCACGAGCGATCGCTGCCATCCTTCCTTCGGTGGGAAGCTCTCCTCCCGCAGCAGCAAGCTCTTCGGGTATCTGAATAGTCTCACCTGTATCCGTCTTTACCCTTGTACCTGGCAGGCGAGGGCTAGCATGAAGCTGCTCATGTCTTGACATAGACCCAGTACCGACGTGTGCGGCTGCACGGGTGGGGTCAAGCAGTCCTCGTTGTGCGTAAGCAATGATGAGGTGGCGCGTAAAGGTGTCCAGGGTCTTGATGCGTTCGTTTTTCCTCGGGTCGCTGTGCCTTGCACCTATGCCGGTGACGATCTCTTCGGGCTTACCCTCAAGCTCCAAAATGCTTTCGATGCGGGACAGCTCACTCTCTGCCCTGGCGATCTCCCGGTCGATGATCTCTAGGTTCTTCTCGAGACCTGGCGTTTCGACTGGGGACTTTCCAGGTACCCGTGAGACCGAAGGACCCATGCCGCCTCGCTCTGAAAGAAGCTCAGCGATAGCCGGGTATCTCAATACATTGTCTTTGACTGTCTTGAGCCGAACAACAGGATCTTCGATATGGGTTGCTGCCACCGCACGGAGGATGACGAGGGTTTCATGCAGGTCTTCAGCCCACTTTTCATCAAGACGCTTCCGCTCCTGGTATGACTGGAGCTCGGCAGGACTACGATCGCCTCCCCTATCAGTCCGCTCCATCTTGCGGTCTTTGCCCTCAAAGAGCTTGTGGCTGGTATCTGCGGCTGTAGTCCGATCACCTGGCACGAAGGCCGAAATGCTTTGTGCTTCTGCTGATGCAAGCCTCAGCTCATTTCGCGCGTTGATGAATGCCTGCACACGCTCGAGCAATTCTTCTGTCGCACCATCTTGCCGAAGGCGCTCGAGCACAGCCTCCGTGTCTCCAGCCTCTTTGAGTTGACCTTTTTTGCCTATCGGGGTAAGACCTACGATCTCTTCGCGAAGCGCTGCAAGGAAGTTTGCAGGGCTTGGAAACTTACCGACAAGCCTCGCGTGAAATTCGTCTGTATCCCGGAGCCTTCCAAACTCCAGTCGTCTTCCTGTATCTTGTACTTCGGCCCTGGCTTTCTTTGCTCGGTTTATGGCTCTCGTGATGGAAGCGTAAGGCTTCCGTCTACCCTCTTCATCGGGCGTCCTTGTGAGATGGAGCTGGGTGGGTTCTTCGAGCCTTTCCCCACGGAAGGCAGTCCCCATGCCTCGTAGGCCTTGCTCCCCTAGCTCCCCACCCTCATCTAGTCGGCCACCGGTCGGATGCTGCTCGCTAATGACAACAGGGATCTTGGCTGCTTCGACCTGTTTCTGGTCCCATTCCGATAGCAGCTTGTTGACCTTTGCTCTGTAGGCATCGACGTCCCCAGCCTTCGCCAGTGCATTGAGCTGGTCGATCTCCTTTTGCGATGGGGTCCACATCCCACCCATGAGGTCATCTTCTTCCATTCCCCTTCGGCCACCCCTGCTCAGGGTTCGGACGATAGGGATAACCTGCTCTTCGTCTGTGGATATTCGCTGAGGGACGCCGTTCTCGAGGACTACGTCTACCTTGCTACTCAGGACATACCGGGTGCCCATGTCAGAGATGTTTCGCTTGACGGCTCCCTCTGCGTTTGCAGGAAGGGCCTCGAAGGGGCGCAGGAAGTAGACCGTCATGTACCCCTTCATTGTTGTCCGTGGATCTACAATGAAGCCCCTCAAGCCCTCGACGTGTACGATGATCCCCTTCCAGGCAGCAGTGTCTTTCCAGTCAGGAAGTACAGCAGATGCTCCACGGGCAGGGATAGTGGGTACGCTAAGCGGCACTTCGAGCGCATCGTTTTGGGAGATCTCCCTTGCCCTCTCCACCATGAAGCTCTTGATCTCTGCGATCTGCCTTCTCCAGGACTCGTATCGCTTTCCTCCTCTCTCAGTGCGCCATGCCTGAAAGATGGGCTCTTTACCCCTTTCCTTACGTCTCGCGTCTTTTCTTTGTCGCCTCTTTAGGAGGGCGACACTTTCCGCCATCTTTGCTTCGAGCTCGCTTATTCGGTTCAGTGCCTTCTGTAGGGCCACGTCCCGGTGAGCCATCGCGGCAGCGTGCTCCCACTTAGTGATCTCCTTGCGAAGGCCCTTCGGTCGCTTGGGGTATTTCGCGCGGTAGACATCAAGGAGAGACTTGTACCTGCCAGGGTTCTTTTGTTTGATGAAAGCGAGTGTGTCCTCGATCTCATCCCACTTGCGCTCTTCGCCGAGCAGCTTGTGAAATTTCAGTAGCGCGTGTTTGTTCGCCGCCTGGATGCGCTCAGCTTCCTCTTCTTTGCGCTCGTGGGTGAGGAAGGACCGCCTCTCTTGCGCGAGTTCTTCCTTTTGCTCCCGGTAGCTGCGGATCTTTTCTTCGACCCCCTGGATCCTTTCTTCTGCAATTCGTATTTCCTCCTGGAGAAAGATGGTATCAGGGGCTCCAGCTTCATCTCGGCGCATGGATAGCTGCACCCTCAGTTCAGCAAGATCCCGCTGCATTCGCTTTAGGGTATGGGCCGTCAACGATGCGATGTTGGAGCTTACCCTGGAGAGCTCTCTAGTAATGGCAGCCAAGCTGCTTCGGTCGATCTCTAGCTCTGCTTTGCCAACGGACTCTTCGGCTGTCCTTGCCTCTGCGTTGGCTTCATCGAGAAGAGCCCTCTCCTTGGAAAGTGTTTGCTCAAAGGCGGCGCTGGCCTCTTCCCCTTCCCCGTCGGCTAGGGCTCTGGCCTCGCCATCTGCCTTGTCGTAAGACTCTTGTCGGTCCTTTGCAGTCTGTTGTGCCCTGTCTCGTTGTTGTGCGAGTTGAGCGTGGTGCTTTCTACGAGCATCCTCTTCCAGGTCATGTGCCTTTTGGAGGTCATTGGTCGCTTCGTCCATTTCATCTGCGATGCGAACCTGCTCATCAAGCTCTCGGTTGATCTGTGCCCGAGCCTCCTCGATCCTTGCTTGGTCTTGTTCGTCGGTTGTTCGTGGACCACGATCCAACTCTTCCTTGCCTATTCGGCGAAGCTCTACCTCTGCATTGGTAAGCTCTTCTCGAGCAGCCATCAGCTCCATCTCTTGATCGCCTGTACGAAGCTCGATCTCCTCGAGGTCTGAGATGGTCTTCCTGAGATCAGCTAGACGTGTCTCTATCCATCTGTCAACTTCGCCACGAGCAAGACGTAGCCCTTCTTCTGTTGCGGGGTCTTCTTTGCTGAGCCTCTGAAGCTCTGCCTCTACCTCTTCAAGCTCTTGACGGGCACGCGGAAGAACTTCTTCCTTGACAATTTCAGGGACGTCGTCCATTTCATGCCGAGCAATTTCTTCTTCGAGTAGAAGTTTTTTGGCTTCGGCCTCTGCGAGTTGTCGGGGTTGATCTTCTGCATCGACCTGGCGTGTAGTCGGCTCATCTGGCTTGGCGGCTTCAGCCTCTCTTTCTAGAGCCTGCCTTCTTGCTCTTTCTACCGCCGCACGCTGGCTGGGCGTTAGATCGACAGCTTCATCCGCTTCTGCCAGAATTTCGTCCGCGCGTTTCTCTGCTCGAACCTCAGCGAGTCCTTCCTGATAGGCAGCACGGGCTCGAGCAATGGCGGAGTCTGCTCTGCTTACCGCCTCTTGAACCCCGGACCTGGCAGTAGCCACTTGCTCGCCGAGTTCAGTATCAGCGATACGGCGAGCGAGCTTTCTCGCATCAGCCGCAAGCTGAGATACCACCTCATGGGCACGAACGGGGATGTTTTCGCCCCTCGGCACACCAATGGCATCGTGGTAGTAGCCTGAAATTACATGGCCTACCCCGTTCCAGTATGCCTTGTTTGCCGCCACCGAAACCGTACCGACTGCGCCACCGAGCAGAGAGCCAATGAGCGGTGCACCTAGCACGGCGAATACGCTCTCTTCAATAGGACGGTTTTCTTGGGTGAGCTGTAGTCCTGTCTCTCCCATGGTGGCACCAATGAACCCAGTCTTGGCACCCGCACCAGCAAACTGACGGATGGTCTTGGCTCCCCTGAAGAAGAAGCCCATTGGCACCAGGTTCTCTGGAGATATCACACCCATTGCGAGTCGCGAGAAGAAGCCATTGACCGGGTCTTTGTCTAGAAGGTTCCGGTCTTCCTCTTCTTGCATGAGACTCTGGTTGATCCAGTACGCCTCTCGTTCCGTGGTTGCACTGGATAGGAGTATCTTTCCTCGATGGGACTGGAGGTATGGATACTTCTCGAAGATCTCATCGTTCCAGAGGTCTTCTCTGTTTTCATGCCTGGCGAGGCTCCTGGCCTCTGCGAGGTTCGTGTAGTTGTGGAGGTTGCCACCGAGGAAGTCCAACCTTCCGGCAGCACTGAGCAGATCTACGAAGTTCGGTTCGGGCTCTGACTGGAAAGAGACTCCCGTAGGGAGTTCGTCTGGCTTTCTTTCTTGAAAGGGGTCCCAGACCTTACCTTCCAAGCGCGCTGCAAATTCCCTAGCGCTCATTGAACCCTCAAGCTGTCGAGGATGTTGGGCACATCAGCTCCACTATGCCTGGGCTTCGGCCTGTTCATCTCTTCTTCGTCTATGCTCATTCCAAGGGCAAGGCGCATCTCTCTGTGGACCTGGTGGTATCCAAATTCCCCCGATCGTACAGTTGCCGTAGCGCCGCCATGGTGACTCATCATGGGGGGAGACACGATCTTGCTGAGCTGTACTGCAAGTTGCCGTATGGCAAGTGGATCTTTCTTGAGCCGAGTCCTTACATCGGAGGAGAGAGTCCCCATTCTTTCTGATACAGAGACAGATGAGTTCTCGACCCGCATTTGCCCCTCATGCAAGGCCTGGAAGATGAGGTCATTGCGGATGCGCTCCACCCTGCGTTTTTGCACGAGCAGAGTTTTCTCTGCCCACTCTGTTGGAGAGAACGTCTTGGGGTTTTGAACGGTCCCAAAGCCCCCTATATGGTCGTACATGTCGTGGAATGATCGAGTCTTGCTGTCGAAGTGCTGCATGTCGAAGGTGCCATCACCGTTCCCTCTGTAGCGGAGCCCCCAGATGTCACCTGCCGCGTAGAGCTGACGAGTCTGTAGGTACCGGAGCGCCTTTCGCATGTCTATGCCAAACTGGTTGGGATCATTCTTGTCCACTGTGAACAGCTCGGCAAAGTTCGTCGCTGTGTAGTATGTGTTTCCGTTGGCTTCGGCGTCTTCTTTGCTCTGACCCCATAGCTTGCCGGTGTAAGCTGGACCAGGCCCGGCCAGAGCTATGTCGGGCATACCGACGCCCTCAACGACTACGGCAGGCATGGCCTCTGGGTGCTCCTGGAGGTACTTGTTCCTTTCCTCGACCGTATCGAATTTGACTCTGTTGCCCTCTTTGTCCACTGCGTAGTTTTCAGTTGCAACAATGTTGGCGAGAGACATGTAGGCTTGTAGGGTCTTTGGGTCACTCAAGCCCATTAGCGTTGCACCCATTTCTTTCATGAAGTCCACTGTCGTCAGATCCCAGCCAAGCCTTCCTTGGGACTCTGAATACATCGCGGATCGCTTTGAGGCTTCTTGTATGATGTCTTGGCCCCATTGAAAGATGGAAACTGGATCTGCAACAGCCCCGCCCAA